CGCGTGGTTAGCGGCAAGCGGTCCGCGTGGGTAGCGGCACATGCAAAAAGATTATCGCACGAAGCGCGTTGTCACCACTTCTTCGCAAGCAGGTCAACCTGCTTCTGCTTCAGACCAAGCAGGTCAGCAGGCTGCGGCTCCGGCGTCGGCTTCGCCTCGGTGATCGCGTTGATGAGCAGGTCGGCCTTCGACGGGTCAAGTTCCTCGCCTTCCGCGAGCGCGTCGAGCGCTTCGGTCAGCTCGTCCACGTCGATGCCGGTCCGCTCGGAAAGCTTCTCCAGCGACCGGACGGCAGCCTCAGTCTGCGGGTAAGCCGGGAATCCGGTGACGACGGACACCTCGTGCAGGTTGATGCCAGTCAGCGTCCGCTCCATCCCATCGCCGCTCCACTTGTCACCGCCACGAGGAACCGTAAATCCGAAACTCATGGTGGAAACGACCCCAGAAGTCATCAGGGCGCGCAAATCCCGTGCGGCAGTGGTGTCAGGGAGGTCAGCCTCTACCCGCAGGCCCGTCTCGTCCTCAGAAAGGCGGAGGGTGCCGGAACGCTTCGATGCGAGCACCATGTCCGAGTTGTGGTTGATGTAGAGGCGCACGTCCTTGGACCGCTGGCGAAGCGACTTGCGGAACGCGCCCGGAGCGATGCGCTCCGTGAACGGGAGCGGCTCGGACGGCACGTTGAACTTCGCCGCGTAACCGACAAACGTGTTCCCGTCACCTTCGGCGCGAATCTCGCCCTCGAACGAACGGAACTCTGCCTTGGAACCCTTAGCGCGCGGCTCAACGGGCGTCACCATCATCACACTCCTGTCGGCCTTCACCTGCTCGGCCTTGCGATCAAACCAAGCGACAGCATCAGAGTACCGCGCACCAGTTGGGATACCCCAAAGCAGATGTGCGACCGCGCCCGGCGTCGGATAACCGTCTTCGTCGGGACGCGCACCGTTCGCATCAAGGTCAGGCCGATGACGCGCAGCCCATGCCGACGCACGGACAACCTTGTCCTCCGACACTTCACCTCGCGCCATCGCCCGGGCTTCAGACACGGTTCGAGGAACAACACCGTCGCCCGACAGCCCTTCCTCGTGGTACTCGACACCCTGCGCTGCGGCGTCGCGGATGTATTGCGGGACGGTCAGATCGACCTGCCTTTCGTCGTCCTCGGGCAGCGGGTCAATCTTCGTCAGCGTGGAGAAACGGTGTCCGACCTGCGTGTCCGACGCCGCCCAACCGTCCCCAGACGGCCGGTACACGCGAATGAGCGCGGCGGGGTCGTCCTCGTCGGCGTTGATGGTGAAACTGCTGTCAGGGACGTTCAGGGTGCCAGAACGGAGAATCCGGGTGATGCGGCCGCGAGCGATACCACCGGACGAGTCCCAGCGGACGAAATCGCCGACCTCTAGGGCGTCGGGCGCGGCGCGGTCCTCGTCCATCGGCTCCCAAGCGTCGCAGTACCAGCCGCCGGCAACATACTCGTCCCACTTCGTGCAGCGAGCCCGACCGTCAGGAGCAACATCCGACTCGTCAAAGAACAGGCAGTTCCCGCACGCACGGCCCTCCGGCACGTCGTCGTCCGTGGCAGGCCGGTAGGCGTCGGGAAGGTCGCGCATGTAATCCTTTTTCTTGCGCTCACCCTCGTAGGTGCTGCCCTCCGACTGTGCGATAGCAAGCGCTTGGTCGATTGCGCCCTGCTTCGTGTCGTGGCAGCCCATCACCTCACCGTCGTCCTTCACGGTGGCCCACCCTGCGCAGTCTGCGGCTTCGTCGGTGATGAAGTAGGGCATCAGCAGGACTTCCGGAAGACAACATACGAAAGGTTGTGGCCACTCTTGCTAGACACCGCGTACACACGGTCAAGAGGGTTCAGGTCAAGCCGAAGGTTCTCCAACTTGTTCAACTGCATCCCGGTCGTCGTCGTCACATCCGGCCCGCCTATAAAAACTTCGTCCGTGCTGTCATCGTTGTGCAACTGGATGGAGAACGGCATGACGCACGTCTCAGGGATTTCGGTAGCCGCAGTACCGACCGCGACCCGACCACTGTTCACCGGCATTACTCGTCCTCCTCAACAGGCTCGGGCGGAGCCTGCACCTGAACGGACGGCAGGCCGAACGAATCCACGTCAATGTCGAGAAGCTCAGCAATCGACTCTGGCGTGTAACCAGAAATCGCAAGCGACTGCGCCACCGAAGCCTTCTGCTTCATCGAAATGACCCCGGCATCCGTCAGCGGAATGTTCTGGAGCGGCACCCGGTACTGGTCGCCGTCGTCCACCGGACCCATGTCCTCCAGCCGTCGCACGTCATTCACCGACATGAACCCGGCCAGCAGCGCCGTGTTGTACGACGAGTAGCGGGTGGCAAGGTCCGCGCGGACGATAGAAGACATGTTGAACTTCAGGAACGTGGACGGGTTCTCTAGAAGTTGCTGGAAGTGGTCTTCAATAATCTGGACGTAAGGCTGGATCGTGTGCTGCCGGAAGAACAACTGCTGCTGCTCGATGGACGCGAACGCCATCGCCGCGTTCTCCGACACGCCCAGCATGAACGGCGGGACACGGAAGATGCGAGCAACTTCCTCGACGGCGAACTTGCGCTGGTCGACGAGTTGCGAGGCGGAAGGGTCGACGGTCAGCGGGTTGAACTTACCGCCACCCCAAAGCATCCCGACACGGTGCGCGCGGCGCGGACCCTGATGCACAGAGTTCCACGTCTCCCGAATCTCCTTGCGCTGCTCCGGTGACAGCTTGTCGGGGAACTCCAGCACACCGCCCGCGTACGCGCCGTTGCCGAAGAACTGTGCCGCATACTCCTCTAGCGCGAGGCCGAGGCCGAGCGACTCCTTCGCCTGCTCGATGCGGGACACGCCACGGAGCTGTCCGGGCATGAGCATCTCGGTGACGTGAAGCATCTGGTCGTCGCCAACCCGACGGTTCTCCGCAATAACGTAAACCTTGCGGCCGTTCTCCTTCTCAATGCGAACCTGCTTCGGGTTCAGCGGCGTCAGCTCGACAATCTCGTTACCGGAGCGGGTGATCAGGACGAAAGCGTTGCCGTCAAGCAGCAGGGAGATGAGCACCTGCTTCCAGAACGTCGTCGGCGGCATCTCCATCGACGGGCGGCCGACCCAGCCATCCTTCGGCCGGTACGGGAACCGCTGGCCGTCACGACGGATGAACTGGTCGTACGGCAGCGTCGAAACGGTGTCGGAGATGAGGCGAACACAGGCGTAAACGGCGGACAGTTTTAGAGACGTGTCTTCGTTGACCGTCATCCCGGAGGCAGACGGCTTCTCGAACAGCATCCCTGACCCGAAAAGGGTCTGGTAAGCGCCGCGACGCTCGAAAAGGTTATTCAGCACTCTGGCTCCGTTCCATCGCCAGTCCGAACGCCAGCACGCTCACACCGAGCGTCAGCACGCCGGCCGCAGGCGCGACCATAAACGCACCGACCGCAAGCAAAAGCATACCGAACACCTGTAGCACGGTCGCAATCACAGCCACTCCATTCCAACATCAACCTCTGGCTGCGACGCATGGTACGCAGCACGGTTGTACGCGATGACAGCCGCGATTGCGGCGTCAATCTTCCTTGGCGACGACTTGTCTTCTTTGGTGATGTAAGCGCCCTGCGCCGTCTCCTTCAGAACAGCGTTCCCGATGTGCCGTGCCAGCCCCGGATGCCCATCGTGGGAAAGTCCCTCTGACGATGCGGCCTGATAGAACGACGAACAGGCTGCTGCCATCCGCTTGCGGACGAACGTGTTGAACGCGATAACCACGTCGTCACCGTACTGCTCCATCCAACGGTTGAGCTGCTGCGACCAGTACGGCGGGTCCGCAGACATCTCTACAACCTCATACTTGGCGAACGCCTGATGCACAGCAGCTTCCACCGCATCGTGGTCGACGGTCCAGTTCAGGTTCCCGCCGGGGTGCTCCCAGAGTCCGAGGACGAACAGGTGCGGGACAGGCTCGACCGTCGCGGCAACGAGCGCGGTGGAGTCGCCCGAGTAGGAACCGTCAAAGCCGAGGACAACACGCGATTTGTCGGCAATCTGGTGATCGGAATGTAGGGACTCCCAGAGGCCGGGTGGGAGCCATCGTTCCTCGTCGGGCTCGACCCACATGTTCAGGTGGTAGCGGCAGAACTCGTGGAGCGGCACTTCGTGGAAACGGCGCATTAGGTCATCCAGACGCTTCCACGACTCCGGGTTGGCCTGAAGAAGCGCCGCCTCCCGCACCTCGTCCAACTGCAAATCGTCCACGTTCACTTCCGGCTCGCGCCACGAGAACAGCAGCCCCCGGTCCTCCAACTCCCCAGCGTCCACCTTCTTGCCGTACTCGTACAAGGTCAGCCCTACCGACTCCTGCTTCGGATTCCCGGCCGTCGTGATCGACAAGGACCATGCGCCCTCCCGCTTTGCCAGCCCGTTCTCCAGCACGAGATGGACGCGGGCCTTGTTCCCCGTCCACTCGTGAACCTCGTCCGCCACGACGAACGTGGGGCGCAGCCCGTCGTTCGTGCCTGCGACCGCCGGCACGCGCTTCAATACGCCCGAACCTTCGGCAAGCTGAATCTCGTTGTCGAACGTCTGGAAGAAGTCGTTGAGCGGCCCTTCCGTGATGCAGGCCCGTGCGGCGGTGAACAGCAGGTCGGCCTGCTCGTACGACGCCGCGCCACACACGACATACGGGTCAACCACCGGGCGGCCCCGAGCCTGACCATCCTCATCCCAATGCGAGAACCGGACCGGCCCGCACATCTCCGCAATCGCCACCCACGCAGCCCACTCAGTTTTCCGGCTCCCCTTGGGCAGGCCACGCACGCCACGGCGCACAATCCGCTTCCCCTCGCCGTCAACCTCGTAGGCCCACAGGAGAAACCGCTTTTCCTCCGCCGTCAGACGGGCGGGCTGGCCGAGAATGTCGCCCGGACCGTGGACGCACAGCGCCTCGATGAACGCGATCACGTCCGGCCCGAGCGTGTGCTTAGGCTTCGGCCTCATCCCACACCTCATCCACCGACACCGGCCGCGACGCCAACCGCTCGTTCAACGCCGCCAGCGACAGGTGCGCATCCGCAAAAGTGATACCAAGTTGCAACCGCGACTTGGGCGACAAACCAAACCTGTCCTCCAACTGGCGCGCCTCAGCCTGAAACGTCTCAATCTGCTTGAACAGAGGATTCGGCCGAGGCTGACCCTGCGACCCATCCACCACCCGGCCCGTCTCCTCGACCGCCTCCCACAGCCGCTCCAACTCGTCATACAGCCGAAACAACCGGCGCAGCGCCCCGTGGTCAGACTCCTCCACATTCGCCGCGAGCTTCGACCCCCAAAACTCCGACCACCGATCCACCGTCGCCGGACGCCAGTTCCCCTCCGCCTCCGGCACAACCGAACCAGAACGCAGCGGAACCACCACGTCCTTCGTCACCCGGTTCTGCCGCTCACCAGCAGCCTTCCGCGTAGGAGGCACACCCACCCTTCGTCACGACCTTGACAGCAGCGTAACAAAAAAAGAAGGGAGCCCCGCCCTCCCGCCAGACCCCCCGTTCTATACAGGGAAGAAAAAGGT